ACACAGGAATGTCGGAGTCAGAGTCAAAATATAAAATTTTCTATTTTTTTCTATTCTAGTCTATAATATGCTTATTTATGACATTTTCCCAGCTTCTATCTTTCTATTTTTTCCTATAATATACTATACTTTTCTAAAATTTTGGACAAGTTTTGGACAAGTTAAATTTCTTTGAAAAATATTTCTATTAATTCTTTACCTTCTTTAAGATTGTAACCCAAATCGCAACATTTTTTAAGCATAATTTTAATCATTTGCTCTTTCTTATTATATTTTTTACTTAATTCTAACACAATATCTTTTATTATATCTTTTGTTTCTTTCATTAACAATCCCTCTCTTTCGTGAAAAATATTTATTTCATTAGAGGGGCTATATTTCTTTTCTATTATATCCTTTTCATCGCTTTTTGTAAATATAATTTTACATTCTTTTTCCATAACAAAAACTTCCTTTCATATAAAAATTTGACATTTCATACTTAAGAAGTTATACTGTATATGTACTTATTTTTAAGTATGAAATTTGTGGTTAGAAGAAGATAGTTGACGGCAATCTTTTATCTTCTTCTTTCTTATTTTATATAAATGAGAAATAATGTCAAGTTTTCTAATCTCGTTTTCGACAAAAAAATCCGCAAAGTCAGTAACTGTGCGGAAAAATTTTTTCATTTTTTTACATATCCATATTCAATTCTCTTAAAATTTTAGTTCTCAAATAATTCCAATTGAGTTTTGAAATATATTGCATAGACATGCTACTCAATAAGCAATTTTCTTTTGCAAATTTATTCCACTCTTGTACAGACGGAAAACTTTCTAATTGTTGTGTTACGATCTTCAGTTGCTTATATGACTGTTCATAATATACTTTCATTTCGCTGTCGGCAGGATATTCTATTTGTTGTATATTATTGTAATATTCATTTATTAATATATCCATCTCGTCGCTTATTTTTCTAGTTTCGTCTGAATCTAAGCCATTTTTCTTTATACTTTTATGCAATTTATTTCTTAAACTTCTGATTCTTTTTATATTATCTTGTGACATCTGTTTTCTTCTCTCTCTTTTTTATTTCTTTTATCTTATTTATCTTATTTTTTAAAATTTTAAATCGCTTATCTGGAATTATTATAAACATTTCTTTCAAGTATTCAAACTCACTCTTACTATGTTTTTGTAACATTTCTAATGTGTTATCTGTTATTTCATGTGAACACAAAGTAATTGCACTGAATAAATAATTTTTATGCGCATATTTGTCCCATTCTGTTTGAGTCGTATATGGATTTTTCTTTATATATTTTATAAATTCTTTTTTACTTTTTTCATAATAATTAATCATGTTTATATTATATACTTTTTTTAATAATTTATACAAAAAAGAAAAGCCCCTTTCTGCTGGGACTAATCTATGGTCTATTTCTCACTTATATTATAACACTATTTTTGTTTTTTTGTGTGTCGAACGGTGTCGATTTTATAAACCTATTTTTTATTGATATTTCAATAAAAATCAGGCCTTTAAAATCAATTTTAAGCCATTTTATTTTACAATTAATGTAATTATATACCTCTATTTTATCTATTTTTTTCAATTATTAAAAAAATAAAATTAACTTCCGTAAAATATTAATAGAAACATGTTTTTAATAATAATTTTAAAAACTGTAAAATATTGTTAAGGAGGTGAATCTTTATGAAAAAACAAACAATCCAAATTAACAGCAAAAAGTGTTTACACAAAAATGTGAGTAAAGAATTAATATTTGATTCTAATTATTTAAGTTGGATATCAACAGGGGATTGGATTTGTGACGACTGTGGAGAAACATTTTCAGAAAATCCAAATTTTAAAAAACAAAAGCGGACATTAATAACATTAGCACAAAAAAAGAGGCAGGCCTAATTGGTCTGCCATTTATCTATAATTATTAACATTAATATAAGCAATTCTACCAGTTGCATTTACTCTAACTTTGTCTACATATGAATTTACATGTTGTAAAACTGTTACAGTAGTATTAGCTTTATATTGATATCTTACACCACTCAAATTTGATTTTGAATATAATGTACAAGCTTTTATTTTTCTTGTTGTACTTTGTGTTTTTGCTACTGATACATTTGTATAATTACTGTTATTTATGTATGCAATTCTTCCTGTAGCATTAACTCTTACTTTATCTACATTACTTGATATGTTTTGTAGTATTGTTATAGTTGTATTTGCTTTGTAATTGTACTTATAACCTGTTAAATTTGAATTGCTATATAAGATACTATCTCTAGTTAATTTCTTAGTTTGTCCGACTGTTTTATTAATATTTAATGTATTGATATCTCTGCTTGTATATGCTAAAGATATCCAACCTAGATTTGTTTTTCCAAAGCCATTTGATTCTGCTAATATAGTTACTATTGAACCTTTTGCATATCCACCAACTCTTGAATATGATGTACTTGCTCCTGTTCTAATATTCAAGCCACCATTCGCAGTAATTCTAACTTGGTAATTTACTGTATTTACATTTGATGTTGTGTTATCTGTTACTACTGTTGTTGTTGTATTTTCTTTTGTGTCTGTTCTATCATTTTTGAAACAGAAGAATTTTTGATAATTAGCATATTCTCTAAAGTTTTCTATTGATACATATACTGTATTACCTTGTACTGTTGCTTTTTCTCTTCTACTTGCAACGTCAAATTTACCGTTATAAAGATAAGGGTCATATACTTTTATATAATCTCCTTCAACTCCTACTAGAACTATAAAATGTCCTCCATATGTGAATAATCCTTGATTACAACTTGCTATTATGTAATGATTATCTTTTAATTTTGCTACTGCATCATCTAATCTATAACATTCACTATATTCAATATTAAATACATCTGCTGTCCATTTAAATGCTGACCAATATGTACCTTGATTTGCTGAACGATAACCATATTGTGTATATAAATTTGCCATTGTATCTGGTGTTATATTTCCTTTTATACTAGATACGATCATTGCTGAACTTGTAGGTCCACATCCTGATGTTCCTATTGTTTGTGATGTATTTCCTATACTTGAATACATTAAATTTTTCCATCTACTATCTAGTTGTGAATAATATGTTAAACCTGCATATTCTCCAAGTTGAATGTTTGGTGTTTTTTCTGAACCTTCATATGCTACTATTCCTTGCTCTTCAAATCCTTCTGACTCTGTTTCTTGAACTTCTAATGATTGTTCGTCTGTTTCTGTTAGACTTGGTATTTCTGTACTAGATTTGTTTATTTCATCTACTACTGTATTTATTGCTTCTGATATTTTATTTGTATCAACTTGTCCTGTTTTGTCATATTCTAAATAAGCAGAAAGCAGCATTGACAATGAACAAAATATAACAGCTATAAAGCTTATTGTTCTTTTTTTATTTTTAAATATATTTTTTAATTTTTCTTTCATTATTATCACCTCTTACATAAATTTACTCAATCCAAAGAAAAATGCTATTGCTGATAATATAATTCCTGTCACAAAAGAAATTACTTGTTTTTTTACTTGTTTTTTTGTTTCTTCATAATCTTGCATAGGCTTTTCTTCTATTATTTTTAATCGTTCATTCATTTTGTTTTGGTCTTCTCTCATTGCTTTCATTTCTGTTGCTATTTCTCTTACACTTAATGTTAAGTCGTATATATTTTCTACTTTATTTTCAACAGCATCAATTCTCTTCGTATTTGACTTTTCTCGTTCTTCTAGATGTGCTACTTTTTCAATTAATTCTGTATCTTGCATTATTCTTCCTCCTTGGCTGTTTCTTCATTTTCAGCTTGTTCGACTTCTTCTGTTGTTTCTTCTGCAGTTTTGTCTGTTGTTTCTTCTACAGTATCTTCAATAATTTCTGTAGTTTGTTCTATCTCTTCAACTTTCATTGACTTTTCTTGCTCTTCTGCTAAATATGCTATCAATTCTTCATAGTCTTTTGCATTTATTTTGTTTTTATCTGCTAGTTTTGATGCTTCTATTATTGCATAATCTACTGTATACACATTACTTTTGTATAAGTTCATTACTGCATTTTTGAATAGTTTTGATAAATCAACCATTTCTACACCCCCTCACTTGCATTACTTAAAGCTAATGCTTGTACATTGTTTAATAATGTTTCTAAATCTTTTACATAGTCTAAATCTATTATTGCTTTACTATCTGTTGTTATGTTTGTTACGTTTTTATATGTTCTTGCGTTGTTTAGTTCGTCTAAGATTTTGCTTTGTTCTTCTGTACATTCAATGTCGATTGGTGTTTCTAGCGGATAATCTACATATGTTTCATTTTCTGCTAAATATTTTTTTAGTTCATCAACACTATCTTTAATTTTTGATAAATACAAATATTGTGTATCTGACCACTGACTAAATGCAATTCCATTATCAACCTTAGCTATATTTAATTGTGTACTACTCATAAATCTATTACTTAAACAATCTGTTAAATTATTATTAGAATCTTTAACATCAATTTTTGCTTTTTGTTCTGTAATTTTTATAGCAAATCTAGAATTATTATCTATTAACATCCAATTTTCTGTACTATCTAGTTTTTTTCTATTAATATTATGACGTTCATACCATTTATCGTCTTTTTTTATAAATGTATCTCTTATGTTTTTAATTGATTTAAATGCTTGTTGTGTTGGCATTATGTCTGATTGTTCTTCATGTTCTTCATATGTAGTTGCTGGTCCTTCTTCTATTTGCAATGTTTCTAAATTAATATTTGATACACTTACTCGTACAAATTTACAAGTAGTTGTTGTTTTAAAACTCATACTTTTTACATTATTATAAGCTGTTCCACTTAAAAATTTTTTGTTTGTATCATAAAAGCATATGGCAGTTGCAGCTCCTAGCGGATTTTCTGCATGTATTGTATACATTGCGTTTGAAACTACACTTATATAATTAGTATAATTTTGTCCATCATTACTAACTATTTCGCCTGAACTATTTATATATGCCTTATTTACTATGTCATTTTTATTAAACAAGTTCTTATTACATTTTGTTACTTTGACACAACCTTGACCGTGTTTGCTATATGGCGTTGCTATTGAGCCTTTTTCTAGTTTTATACTATTTTTTTCATCTGTCTTAAAATCAAATCGCATATATTTTGTATTAGAATTAATAATCTTAATTGGTAAATTACTTCTAAACTCTCCACCAGCTATATATTTTTTATCAATATCATAACATGCATAATATGATGGATAATTTGTATTTATAATATAATTACTTTTTTCTATTTCTATATACTGAGAAACTGAAAAACCATTAGCAGTATATGTTCCTCCAGTATCAGTTGATATCCTTTTGTTATTTTCACTTACCAGTCCATCAAACAAATTTACATTATCCCCACAACATTTAATCTCACTTCTGTAGTCTAGTGATGGACTTTCTCCGTATTGTTCATATTCTGTTTCACTACCAAGTTCTAATTGTGGATATAAAACAAAATTATATTCACGATTTCCATAACAAATTACATCTAATTCAATTTCAATTGTATCTGTATCTATTAGAGATTTTAAGTTTAAAACTTCTGATTTGTTTATAGCATTTAGATAAATATTTTTTATTTCAGTTTTATCTGTTCCATTATATTTTCTTAATCTAATAGAAACATCATTCATATTTTTAGAATTTTTAAAGCTTATTGTGTAATTACCTTCTTTAATTAAATCTACTGAAACTTTCTTTATATTAGTTAAGTATTTTGTTGTTTCGGCCGTTGACGTACCTGAAATTTTAACACTTCCATCATTTTGTATAGTTGCTGTTAATCCATATTGACTAACATTGTTGTCTGAATTTTCAAGAATATTTTTCCCGCTTCTTGTCTCTTGCTCGCTATTTCCGCTTATTTTTATTTTTGCTCTACAATTACTGCTATCTTCTACATGTATGTATTCTCCACTTGCTTGTCCACGTACACTGTTTTGATAGATATCTTCTTTTGCTTCTTTTAGTTCTGCTTCTAATTCTGTTATTTTACTATTTGTCATCTCCAAGTCTTTGCTAAATTTTTGTGCATTTAAGTTATATTCTGTTATTTTTTCAGAAGCATTTGTATTATATTCTTCTAATTTTGTAACAGTATTATTATCATACTCTTCAATTCTATCAGTCGTATATTTTTGTATATCTGCTTTAGAATTTTTTACAACTATATTCTCAAACTCTTTTTTTTCATTTTCAGTAAAGTAATCAATCCCTGCAATCGGTTTATCCCCTTTTTCGCCTTTTTCACCTTTCGGTCCAATTTCTCCTTTTTCGCCTATATCTCCTTTAGGCCCTTGTACTCCTTGTATTCCTTGTTCTCCTCTATCTCCCTTATCACCTTTTATAAGAGGTATATTTATAAAATCATCAATATAAATTTCTTCCATCTCATTAGATAATAAATCTTTAATTTCAATAGCCATTATTCATCCCTCCTATGTGTTATTTCATCAGTTAATGTTATTGTTCCAAATCCTAATGTTTTAACATAATCACCTGATTTTAATTCAATATCATATTGATAAGTACCGTAAGCTAAATCAGATGTATCTTCAGAATTTAAAGTAAAAATAAAATATCCATCTTGATATTCTATATCATCTGGATATTTCTTTTGAATTAAAACTTTAGAACTATTTTGATTTTGTTTTACAGTAAAATATAAAGCATCATCTGTACTAGGGCTTACCACATTACGTAGTCCATCTTTAAGTTGAAATTTTAAAAATTGTGTATCTCCTCTTGTAAATTCTAAATCCATTTTAAATCCCCCTTTCATTCAAGTAATCTACTAAATAATCTAAAAAATCATATATCTTTTCATTATTTAGATTATTAAAATTAATTATCTCTTGTGTGTTAGATGGTATTTGTCTATCTTGCTTACCTAGATTTTTTTGTCTTTTTATTTTTTCTAACATTTTTCCCTCCAATATTAAAAGCACTCCTTATTTGAAGTGCTTTGTTAATTATATTATTTATTATTATCTTTGTTAGCAATTTTACTTTTTTGAAATATTCCTACTATAGCAGAAATTATCATTACTATTATTCCACAAATAGCAAATGATATTACTTTGCTTATTTTATCATTCTGAGTTCTTGGCAAATTTGAAATATCTTTGTGTTCTGTAATTAAATCTTTTATTTCAATACTATTCAAAAATTTTTCAATTTCTTTATTTGTAAAATAATTTTCATTACTTGCTGTTAAAGTTATTCCATATATATAATTATCTGATAAAATCATATACATTTTTTGATAAATACCATATTCTTCTAATTTATATTCATAAATAATACACCTATAAAATTTAGTTCCTACTGTTGAAACTATATCTTTTAAAATTACTACATTCGTATTATATTCTTTTTCTACTTGTTCTTTAATAGTGTCTGTGAAATCATTTAATTCATCTTCTTTTATATCTAATGAATTATAGTTTGTATTATTTGAAGCAATTTCTATATATATATTATTTATTCCATCTTTTTCTATCATTTTGTATATTTTTTTATTATCTTGTGTCTCACTTGTAAAAGAATGATTAGATGGTTGATAAAATATAATATATTCATTTGAAAATCCTAAAGAAGATGTAACTATTAATAACATGATTAGTCCAAAAATAAAAATCACTTTCTTTTTCACAACAAATTCCCCCTTTTGATAAATTATAACATTTATTTGCCTGTTATTTTGTCGAATTTTGTCGAAAAAGTAATATTATTTTACATATTTGTAAATAGGTATCATTGACTTGGTTTGTATTTTCCCATTCTTATCTATCTTAAAGCCTATGTCCTTCAGTATTTCTGTTTTTTTATCATAATTTAATTCTTTATTATTATTCACAAAATTTACTATATCATTATCATAATCATTAATGCCTTCAATCTTACAAATTATTTTTTTATAATTTTGTGATAAACTTTTATCCGAAATAGAATTTAAATAATTATATACTTTTTGTTTTTTACTTCCTGATATTGTTTCTCCATCCGAATCTTTATCGTTCTCAAATGTGTTTGATTTGTACTTTAAGTATTCATTTATTGGTAATCCTAGTTTATCAACTAAAATTATTTTTTTATCCTTACTTCCTTCTGTATTCTTGTAAATTATTTCTTTAGTATTGTCTGAATAATTAGAATTAGCTAATATTTCTATTTTTTGTTTGTTTGCACTTTCCCCAGTAATATCTTTAGTTTTAGCAATATATCCTAAATATGCACTTTGTTCTCCACCTTTTTGTTTTAATTCTTCAAGTGTATCATATAATGTTGATGTTTTTAAAATCTCATTTTTATTACTTGCATAATCAATTTTATTTTTTTCCTTTGCATAAGAATATACAGTTTCTATTGCTTTCTGTTTTTGCTCATCATCTAAATTATTATAATCTTTAGAGTTTATTAAACCATCAAGCAATTTATATGATGTTTGTCCATAATCTTTTTTATATTTAGCATATTCATCATCCGTCATTCTATAATTTTGTCCATTTATTGTATATTTTTTATCAATTGTAGATGGTAATATTGTTGCTTCTCCAATCTTACTATAAAGATTGTTCAACTCTTCATCTACTTTTGACGTATTAATATTTTTGACAGTTGCAGGATTTATAAAATTATTTACAACTCTTAACGGAATTATAGGTTCTGATTTTTGTTCATTTCCCCATATATCTGCTTTAGTTGGTAATTTTTGTCTTAATCCTGGTATTTTTGACATCATCTGTAATTTTGTTTGGTCTACTGATTTCTTCAATAAACCAGTTTTAGTTGACGTTGTACTTCTTTCATAATCATCAGTTGTTTTAGCAACCTGTCCTAATAATGTTGGAACAAATTGATTTACATATGATTTTACTGCATTTGTTCCTATCGCAGAAAGCTTATCATCACTATAACTACTTAAAGCACTCGTTAATCCACTAATCATAGACATTTCACTCATAGGAGATATAGATTTTGCCATTCCATTAGCCCAATTTTCTAACGACTCTAATAATTGATTTTCCTTTTTGTTATCATCAGAGCTAATACTGTTTTTTTCATTTTTATTAGTATTTTTTATCGAATATGCTTCAGCGCCAGTAAATAATGGTATTCCTGCAGGGGCAAGCCAATCTAATGAATACGTTTTTCCATTTATCTGTATAGAATATGATTGTTTTCCTAACGCTTCATCATAACTTTCTTTTTTATCATCATCACCGCCTGATGCTTTCAATATTCCTGCATCAGCTAGTGCATATCCTAATACCGCTATCCCTGTTCCAGTTAATCCTTTAGAAAGATTATCTATGTATTTATTAACTGTTATATCTCCCTTCCTTAATTTAACTGTATCTACTGTAATTGTTTTTAATAATCCAGTTGGATTATATTCTAATCCTGACTTTGCAACATTCAATGGAGTTTTAACAAATGGTAATACAGCATCTGTTCCACCTTTGGTTAATTTATTTTTCCTTGAAAATTGATTTATTGCTGTTGCAATCGAATTTGCTTGATGAAATGTTGCTTCTTTTGCCTGTTGTACTGCATAAGTACGAGCCTTGCTTAATTGTGCGTCCGTTATCTTATCTGTATCAATCTTATTTGCTGTTAAATAGTCTGTTAATGCCTTCTTATATGCAGATTTTAAACCTAACGCATCTTCCGATTCTAGTGCTTTATCATTCCAATCAAATAGTTTTCCTAATGTATTTTCTAATACATCATTTTTAAATGTCTTTCTTGCATTTTGTAGTCTTGACTGTGGATTATATTTGTTCTCGTTAAGTTCCATCATAGATTGGACATCAGTATTTAGCACGTCATTTTTAGCAAAGTTTTTAGTTTTATCATCTGCTAGTCTTAAAGTTTTTGTTCTTTCTATGTCCTTATTAAATGTACCTACAACATCTTCAATTCCTCCTGCTAACTTATCTTTTACTCTTTGCATTTTACCCATGGCAAAATTGCCAACCATATTTCTTATATGAGTTCTTGGATTTGCTAACATAGAAAAATATCTCCAACTATCTATTTTTTCAATAGTTGATTTTGGCACTTGACTTCCTAATTCTTCATAAACGCTATCTATATTTTCATACATTGTTTGTTTATCTTTAGAATTAATTATCTTTTCTATCATATCAGGTGTTAAATTAAATAAATCAACTTTATCTGTTATATCTTTTCCCAGTTTATTGATAACTTTAACATTTCCTTCGCTATCTTTTGTTATTGTTCCACCCTTTTTCTTTGCTAACTCATTATTCATTTTGTCTACTGACTTTTGTATCCAAGTTGCTTGTCCTTGTGGCGTTTGATGATTTAACATTGCTAACGCTTGTACTGTTTGTCCTGCTGATGTTCCTGCCATTGCTGTTGTTTGAATTGCCTCTTGTAAATTTGTTTTATCTCCTATTTTAGAATAGTACTGTATTAACCTTTCACCAACTGCTATATCTGTTGAACTAACCCTTTCTCCTTGTATTACTCTATTAGTTAATGCCTTTAACTCAATATCAGGATTAGAATTATTTATTCTAGCATCTGCTTGTGCTAATTGCCCTTTATTAGTTTCTGGTACATAAGTATCTGTTCCCATTAATTCTTTAGCTATTGTTTTTGCTTCTTTAGTTGTATTATTACTTTCGATTATACTTCTATAGTGTTTTCTTATTTTCCCTTCTGGTCTTTCTATGTCATTCCAATTTATCCTTTCTCCTTGAGTATTGATATTTTCTTTTGTTGAAAGGTTTAATTTTGTTTTTACATCTTCTTTAGTTGGTAAATTATATTCTTTTAAGCTTTTACCTGTTCCTTGTTTTTGATAGTTATCTTCTACAAATTGTTGCCAATCTTTAATCGGTAATGCATACTTTTGTTTACCTTTTTGCAAATTAAAAGAACCTGAATTATTTTCAGATTCTACATGTCGTCCATTTCTTCCATCATCCACCAGTCTATTACTTTGTTGTATATTTTCTTGATTAGTTTCTTGATAACCTTCATTACTATCACCTAACCTTTTAAAATATTTAAACATACTGTCCTTAATTTTGTCAATAGTATTTCTATTATTCATATAATGATCATATAATCTATGTTTAGGATTTATCTTTGAACTTTCAGGAGCAACATTAGATATATCCATATTATTGTACTTTTCATTCACAAATCTTGTTCTTGTATTATCTGCTTCTATTTCTCCTAAACTTTCATAATAATTTTTTTTACTCAATTTTGATGTAGTTCCTAACTCATGTCCTTCTATGTCTTGTATTGCATGCTGTATTTCATGTATCAAAGTGCCCTCTGTCACTTTATTATTTTTTATAGAATTAGTACTTAATGTTATACTTTTATTATTCTTATTATAATTCCCACCTATTTTGTCCATATTTTTAACTTGAACTTTTAATTCTTTTAATTGTGGATATAATGTAAATAGTGTATCGTGTTCTAATATATCACTTAGTTTGTATGTCTTATCACTTTTAATTTTTATATTTTTTAATGACATATCTTTATCAGAAAATTCATATTTCCAATCTCCGTTTTTGTCTTGAAACCAGCCTGTTTTTTGCCTTATTTGTTCATTATCAATATTTTGTTTGGCTAATTTTTGTGCCGTATCGTATGCATTTATTCCCCTATTGTAAAAATAATTGTCATTTCTTATATTATCTAATGATTTTCTTCCTGCTATAGAAAATTTTGTTATATCTTCATTTTTTCTAAATTCTTGATTATATGCTGTTTCAAATTTATTTTTCATATCAGTCCAAAATAACTTTTCATTTTTGCCACCAGTAAATTTATTTAATTTATCAATTACCCAGTTGTATATTTTCTTTGCAACAGATTGATTTTGATTAACAAGTCTATTTACATATTCTTGACTTCCTAGTTCTCTTTGTAAAATGCTCATAGTTGCTTCTTCATCAACTATTTTATTGAAATTTTCATCTGATATTTGTATATTATCATTTTCATATGCATGTTTATATGTATTTTCTAGTGATTTTCTTGCGCTCTCCCAGTTTTCTTTTCTACTAGCATCTTTCAATATCATGTCTTGTACTTCATTCAAATCCAAATCATGTCCTAACTCATGTATTGCAAGTTCTTGAACTCTTGTGTTAGTATCTTGTGCTTTAGGATTAAATACAACCTCTCTTCCTGATATATTACCTTGCTCATCATATGTTGGTTTCCATACAGAAAAAGCATCATTGTTACTTTGAAAAATATTCTCATCAAAATAAGCATTAATTCCTCTTTTATCAAACATTTGCTTTATTTCTTTTAAATCTTCATTTTTATAATCTATATTATATTGTTTTGCACTTTCATTAAAATCTTTTATTGTTGTATTTTTAGTATCGTTTCTTCCTGTTATATTAGATTTTGAAGTGTTTTCATCTTGAGCTGGTATAATTTGTTGTTTTTGTGAATTAAATCGATTTTGTATGGTATTTTGTTGTAAATTTTGATTATTATTTATTATATTTTGTGCTTGATTTAATACATCTTGTATATTACTATCCACCTGTTTTCCTGTATAATAATCTTTATATTTACTTATTTGCTGTTCTACACTATCTCTCATTATTTTAGATGTATCTAATTGTTGCCCTGCATCTTTTACAGCTGTCTGTAGTTCTTGTTGAGTTACAGTTCTATTGTTTTGCATTTTTTCAACTATTCCTGTGCAAGACTGAATACCTAAATTAGCGCCACCTAATATAGCACTTACTAATCCACCATTTATCCCATCTTGCAACATTCTTTGCCCTATACCTTCCCATTGTGCTTTATCTTTCCCTGCTATTGTTTGAGCAGTTAATTCTTGAATAGGGTCGATTATTGCTTCCTGCATAATATTATCTGCAATACCTATCCCATAGTTTTTTAATACCGTTTTTATGCCACTCTTTGTTATTTCTTTTGTTCCCTGTTTTACTGCTTCTTTTCCTGTATCTTTTACTAATGTTTTTATTCCTTTTCCTGCTTTTGATAAGTTTTCTATTCCTATCATTTCAGTGGTACCTTCCATTAACCCCATAATACCAGAATATTTCTGTGCTTCTTCATCATTCATTCCCCTTTGTTTTGCATCTTCATAATATTGACCACTTGCTGAACCAGATGCATATATTGCGCCAAATCCAGGAGTGAAAGAAGGTATCATTTGTCCAATTGCCGGTGCTAAATTTGTTGATGATTTTTTTAAAATAGAATTATCTATACTATCTGCATTTTTTTGTATTTTTTCATTATTATTATTAATTTTTTCTTTAAGTTTATTTTGATAATTATTTTGTTCATTTTTTATATTGTTAATATATTTATTGTTTTGTTCTAGCATTGATTTAGCTTTTTCATTATTGGGATTTTTATTTAACTGTTCTTGTAAAAAATCATTATTTATATTTATAACATTATTAAATGCATTATTCCTTGTATTTCTTTCTAATTGTTGTCTAAAATAACTTATACCATTATCAAGTCCTAGTCCAATATTTTGTATATTTTTTCCTAATCCATTTGCTATACTCTGTACTTGTTCCCATATTGAATTATTTTTACTATAATTATTATTTTCTTCTTTTTGTTCTCTTTGCTTCTCTTCATTTATTTTATAATAATACTCATCTCTATATAATTCATTCTTTTTTAAATTATTAAGCTTTGAAAAATCGAAACTCATCTGTTCCTCCTTACACTTTTAAATCTAATCCATAATCTCGTAGGTCTACTCCTTGTTTTTTACCCCATTCATATATTTGCTTATCAGTTGCATTAGGTGTTATATTTAAAGTAGCATATGAACCATCTGGTTTCTTAACTGCTATAATATCATTTGAAAGTTTTGTTACCTCTGTATTATTTGAACTATTCACTTTTAGGCCACCCCCTGAGCTACTCTTACTACTCTTCCCTGAACTCTTGCTAGTAGAACGGGAAGATTTGCTACTAGCGGCTGCTTTTTTTGATAGTTCATATTGTTTTTGCCATTGACTATCACTAACTGCATCTCTTGATTTTTGATAATTAAATGATTGCCACCATTGACTATCACTAACATTGTCTCTTTGTTTTTGATAATCAAAGTTTTGTTGCCATTGATTATCTGAGATATTATCCCTTTGTTTTTGATAATCAAATGATTGGTTCCATTGGCTATCAGAAACTTTATCTCTTTGTTGTTGATAATCATAATTCTTTTGTTTCCATTGATTTTCAATTTCATTTTGTCTAACTTGTTCATCAAATGTTTTTTGCCATTGATTATCTGAAACTTTGTCTCTTTCTTTTTGGTATAAATACTGCTCTCTATTTTGTCTTAATTCATAATTTTGAGTTAATAATTCTGCTCTTTGTTTATACAAGTCAAGTGCGGCCTGAGCTTGTTGAACACTTCCTTGCTGTCTTGCCTGTGCTATTTTAAAATCATAATCACTCTTTAACTCTCTTGCATTATTCAATGTATCTGTTACATTTTTTTGATATGTATTATATAAAGCTGTTTTTGTTGTCTCTGCGTATCCACTATTAGCTAATCCTTGTTGTGCTAATTGTTCAGCTTGTACACCATATTGATTTGCCTGTTTCTGCCAGTTTGTATACAACCCAGAAGTTGTTTTTTCTACATCCTTATCTATTTTTGCTTTTTCATGATTTAATTCATCAGTTTGTATTTGAGTTTGTTGATTAATTAAATCCGCTTGTTTCTTTTGCTGTTCATTTAATAAATTATTCTGTTGATTCATTAGATTATCTATATCTTCATATCCAGTAGCCATCTTCTATCCTCCTTCTAAGCAGTTCTTTTCCAAATATAACAAGTAATATATGGTTGTAAATTGTTATGTACTCCACTTCCTCCTGAATTTGTATTTGTTCCCGAAATAGTATGTGTATGTGCTCCATTACTTGATGTATTAACAGTACTAGTTTTTATTGCATGACTATGAGAACCATCTCCACCAGTACTAGTTACCGCATCTTTCGGAGTATTTAAATATTTAACCAAATATCCTAAACCTGAATTAACACCAACTGATACTGATGACATATAAGTTTGATGATTATGCTTTGGCATTTCAGCTATTGTTAATTTATGACCTTCTGTAGAACCATTTACCTTTGCATATGAATGCGTATGTGCTCCTGCACTACTTGTTGCATTACCTTTAAATGTGTGTGTATGAGAAGGAATTTCTGTAAGTGATAATTTATGTGTTTTTTCTCCACCAGTTTTTTCAACAGTATTAAAATCACTATCATTTGGGTTTATTCCAACAGGAACTCTTCCTTGTCCCCATAATTGCCATGTTCCAAATCCTAAATATGTTGCTGGATTTACATTTTTAGTATCAAATATTAATTTTCCTACATAATATTTCTTTTTATTATCTTCTAATAGTTTATTGTTAATATCTTTCTTTATCTGTGTTACTATATTGTCTATTTCTGCTGTTAACGTTTCATTTATAAAATTTTTAATTTTTATAGAACTCTCATCAAATTTTCTTTTTAATTCGTTAGGTTCTAAATTTGGACTATCAGGTAAATTTTCTATTGTATTTAAATTTTCTTCTAATTTTGTTAATGCCATAACTCTCTCTCCTTATCTTTTTATATATCCTCCTGCAAATGCTTCTATTGTTGAACTAAATATACCAAATGGTTTATCTTTTTCATCACTATAAAACTTCAAAGATAATTCATTTATCTTTTTAGCTTTAATCTTATAAACCATATATGACTTATCTGTGGTTACAAAACTAAAGTTAGCAAAATCCAAACGATTAAAACTAAAACCATTTGCTGACTTTTGAGTAACATATTGATATTCATCTGATTTATCCGTCCTTTTTGCAATCTTTATTATGCCATTTGGAATTGTCTTTATTTTTGCAATTCCTCCTCTTTTATTAGTTGTTTTTAATTGATTATTATATCCAAAATTATCCATAGGTGTTGTCCAATAAGATAAAATTATATCCCCATTATCATTTGTCCCATCTAAAACAAAAATAGAGCCATCATTAGCCCCTATATATAAATTATCATTATATTCCTTTAACAAAGTTGGATTTATTTTAGATATGTCCCAATAAAACCACTCATATTCAAAACTATTTAAACTGGCATATTTTTGCCTACTATCTGCCAAATATATCTTTCCATTTGTAAGTACAAACAAATAACCTTGATATTCAACCATCATTGAATTTTTATAATTATTTTCATTTGTCATTTTAACATCAACCATAGTACTTCTATGTGCAATTACTTGTTTACTATCTATCTTCTCAATTGATACCCCCTCTAAGCCATATCTACTTAAATAAACTATATCATCTTGAAAATTAGAACTCTCCACATAACATCCTATACTTACATTTCCTTGTTTTGCTGGATAGATTTTCCCATGTTCCAAATCTAATGTAGGCTCATGGTAGAATACATTCGCATTGTTTTGGTCTGCATTTTTAAATATCCATAATATATTATTTCCAACTGTCATTCCAGTTATAAGAGAATCACTTGAACCATCTTCATAATAATTCAAATCACTTATGTATGTTGGATTATTTAATTCAGAATGAAATATTGCATTTGGGTATTCCGGATTTCCTGTAAAAAATAATCTATTATCAAATAATAATGCTTTTGTGCATTTATTAATTCTATCCTCATAGCCATCTATTGTCTTTGCAAAAGTAATAAATACATTATCTTCACCACTTAAATTAGGTTTACTAGGTGCCGTATTAAATGTCACTTTTCCACTTGCTCTATCTACTGTAAAATCAGTCTTTTCTGTCTTATTTGAGCCATTTATTATTGCTGTTACAGTTGTCGCATCTATGTTTTGCGCATCCAAATAATAATCCTTCGATGTTCCATCTCCAACAAAACTATTTATTCTCTTTGGTTGTAGCAAATTAACATCTTGTAATGTTTCTCCTCCACCATTTCCTCCTGCTTTTCTTCCTATTGTAGTAGTGGGAATAAATGCATTCTCTTTTGCCTTCTTTAAATTTGTACCATCATAAACTAAATAATTTTTACCATCATTTATGTATAATTTATCATTAATTTTATTAAAATAACTTCTTTGATTATTCATTTCTGTATAAATTGTCATTAAATCACTTTCTGTAGGTTCACTTGGAAAATTGGTCCATATATACAATGATGTACCACTATGAACTATTGCTTTTGTTATACTGTATACATATATCCCATTTATTTTTTCATTTCCTATCTTTGCTATTTTTCTATATCCTGGTCTGGTTTCAATACAAGTTCCTTGATTATCTCTATAATTTTTCCAAACATTTAATGCATCAGGACTTCTCCTTATATCAACTAAACTAGGTTCATCTAAAAAATCCACACCTGTAAAATCCGCATACGTTCTTTTTATTCCTGTAGCCATGTCTTACCTCCTAAATATCAACTTCTGGTTCTTTTAAAATAACTGTTGGTATATTTTTTCTTGTATCTAATATTTGTAGCTTTCTTTGATATTCAGTAGCAAATGCAGTATAATCTGAACTTGGATCAGTTTTTAAAATATCGTCTGCTACCTTATAAGGTAATATTCCTTGTGCATCTTCATCAATTTCCAAATAGAAATCATCTGTTGTCTCTTCATTTATTTCTTGTGGATATCTATAATATTCTAAAACTGTATTTCCTTTTGAATTATCATTTATATAAATTTTATTTTGAACTGTATAATAATCTGCATTACTAGGCCTATTATCTTCATCCAATAGTATTATATTTTTAATTTGGTATAAATCTGATGGTAAACTATATGATGTATATCTATCACTCTTTTGTTCATCAGGTATTTCTGAATATGTTTTTGTTGCTATTATTTTTTTAGTCATTGCTAGCTCTTTATAGGCCAAATTATAAAGAAATGGTAATCTTAATGCTATATCTTCATCTTCTGTTTTATTATCCATATTAGGTGAATACTCTTCAATTAAAGCTAATGTTATTTTTTTATTATCTCCGTATGTCATTTTTAAACCTCCAAGTTTGCCAGATTCGAACTGGCTTATTCCTTTTACTTGATATATAAATAGAGGGGATAATTCCCCTCTAAAATTATGGTAATTCTATAGCTTGAATTGTTATATCAGTTGATTCTCCTTTAATTATTACTTTACCAGCACTTTCTCCTGATACATTTTCAAATTTTCCACTTTCAACAACAATTCCGTATGTTTTGCCAGCAGGAATAGAGATTTCTAAATCTTCTGTTCCTTGTAAAGCATTACCTTTTAAAATTGTTGCTTTCTTAGCGTCACTTGAATGTGAATTTGTTATCATAAGTAATATTCTACCATCTGATCTATTTGTGTAATTCACACTTGCTCCTGCAGTTTCATCAACTGCAACCGCAGTTTCAATCTCTTTTGCTTCATTTCTAATTAATTCTGTATTTTTAACTTCTGTCATAGCCATTTTTTATCATTCCCTTCTTTAAATATTTTTATTGGTGACATCTTAATACTGCACATTCTTTTGGTCTTATCATTTTTCCACCATATGTATTTAAACCTTTAATAGCTTCTGAAAAGTCGCTTTCTGGTTCATATGGTTTTAATTTGTCTATTCCGTTGCAATATGCAAATGCTTTTGATGTTTTAACAATTATATAATCATCTGTTCCATCATTATAAGCATTATTTGTCATTTTAACATTAGCATTATTGTAGAATCCTAAAACACCTTTTTTGATTAATTCATCATTATTTGTTTTTAATTCTACTAGCTTATTTTGGAATAAATTATAAAACCAAGGTGTTAAGTACATTGTAACTTTGTCTTTTGTACTTACTCCTTGGTTCCATAATTGTACGAATATTTTATCAATTTCTGCTTTTGCTTCATCAGAAGTTGATATTTTTGTTGATGCAGATTTATATCCTGCTTCTTTAGCCATTTTTGTTGCACAGAATATATCTTCTTGTTCTGCTAATGCTCTTGTTGTTTCTTCTTGTAAAGCTTCCATGATACCTTCTTGTGCTTGTGCTTTATCAATATTATCTATTCCATAATTGAAATATTTATATTGGTCTATATCAATATATGCAGAACTATCTGCTACTCTTTCTGGTTTATCAATACCATTTCCATTTGGTTTATAATCTTTTATAGTTGGTCTACCAACATTTAAGATTTTTACTCTTTTTCCTTGACCTGCTTCATTTTCAAATTTGTAATCACAGTCTTGTTTATAAACTGTAAATTTTGGTAATTCGTGTTCAATGTATTTTGACCACACAACTGGTTTAAAATTTGCATAACTCATTTTTATATCTCTCCTTTATTTGCCCCATTTTTTCATTGAGGCCATTACGTTTTTGAATACTGTTGGATTATCCAAATCCTTTGATGTTAACTTGTCCACTTCTTCTGAAGTATAATAAGTTTTAACTTTTGACTCTCCAACACTTGATTTAATACTTCCAGTACTTGCTGGTTTTGTTACCTCTTTATGATTAAGTTTTGAATACAAATCATAAATCTCTGAAATAGGCATATTTGAATTGAACTTACTTGCAAAATCTTTAAATGATTTATCATCAATAATGTTCTCATCTGCACCTTTTTCTTTTAATTCCTTTGCCTGTAGCTCTTTAGTCAAATAGCTACCTAATTGCATAAACTCTGCATTTTCTCTTTCTGTTATCTTTCCTTGTTGTATTTTTTTATTTAATTCATTTGCTCTATTTTGAATTTCGTCAAAATCAGCTGAATCAATTAAATCTTGAGCATCAAATTCTCCTAATCTTTGAGTATCTCGTTTATTAGAAGCTGACTCAAATTGTGGAATATCAACACCCTGTTCCTTATAGAAACTATTGATTTTCTCTAGTACATTATCCTCCTCATTAAGTTCTAGACCTTTTCGAAGTGTACTTTTGAGTTGTCTTAATTCCTCAAGTTCATTATCTTTTTCAGCAAGTTCCCTTTTATACTTTCTTTCAACTCTTCCCACTCTTGATTTAACTGCATTATCAATATCTTCTTGTGTTAATTGTTTTTCATTTTGGGCCTCTTGCTCTTCTTGAGCCTTATCAACAACTTCCTCTTCAATATTTTCTACTTTCATATCTTCATTATCTGTTGGCATATGTAACCTCCCATTTAAAGTCCGTCGACTATAGATTCCTAAATGCTTTTTATGTCTTCATCAGTTTTGGACAATAAAAAAAGAGCCTATTTGCTCTGATTAACTTGATTATTTAATTGTTGATTATCAACCATATTTATTTCTTCAGGAGTTACTCCTGTTTGCTCTTTATTTTGGTTTTCTTGTTGTATCATTACTTGTTCCATTGCACCATTTAAAGCATTTCCTTGTTTTTCTATTTCTGTAATAATTCTATTTTTTTCTTCTCTAGTCTTTAATATTTCCTTTAATTTAGATTTTGGCATTGCTGAATCTTCTGGTAAAGCATTGACATATTCTTCAAATGAAATTTGTCCAGCACCTAGCAAATTCTCTAGGCTTTGTTCAAGTGCATATTTATCAAGTGGTGATTTAGGTGTTATATCTATTTTTATGTCTAATTCTAACTTTTCTAAATCTTCATAACTCAACATATATTGAGTATCAAATGTAGTATCATTAGCATAATCCTTTTCTTCTTTTGTTAATTTAATTCCATTAACACTATATGCCTTTAACATTTCAAACCATATCTTTGCTATATCTTCTATAAAAACTTTATAAGCTTTTACTTGTGAATTAATAGGCTGTTGGCTTGCTTGTTGTACAGCTAATATTGCCTTACCACTTGTTTGAGTAGGATCTACATTACCTGTTACATTATCTCCTGCACCTGCTAAATTTTGTGTAACATCTATTAATTCTTTCTGTAAATTATAAGCATCTGTGCTCATTTGAGCAGGTTTCAAATAATTGACAACTTTATTTACATCATCTGCATTTAGCTCATTTAATTCTATTGTTGTTCCAACATTATTCAATGCTTTTGTGTTTCTTATGTATTTCGTATTAGCAACTAATTTTGGAAATGCTCCTAATTTGACTGCTAAGGCTCTTCTTGTAGCAGTCTTATTTATTTCTATTTGGTTTGGAATAATATACTCAACTTCGCCTTGTCCCCTTGCACTTCCTTTTACTCTTGTCCATAAATAGTGTGCAACTGGATATAACTTTATTTTTAAATCTGTATCCTTTGTTATTGTTGCAAGTCTAGTGCATTTTTTCATCCAAACTGTTCCATTTTTCTTATATAGTTTAAGTAAAACTAAACACATTGGACTTATTTCATCAGTTCTTTTATCTTTTCCTGACTGTTCATGATATTCCTCATCACTTACTATTTTTTGTATTTCCTCTTCAGGTATTCCATCCGCTTTTGCTTCTGCTTTAACTTCGTCAACAGTTCGCCTAAATGAAATAATAATATAAGGTTGTGTTTGTATATTGTCATCATTTTCATTACCATAATAGATATTTGTTTTATCGACTTGTTCTGGCACTATATTCTCATTATCTTCATAAAAATAGATAATACCTTCTGAGTCTATACAAGCATCATCTACACAATTTTCAACTATTCTATCAACCTGGTTCTTTTCCCAAACTCTATTAGCAAATCTATTTAAACTATCACATAAGTCTTGTAATGTTTTTCTTTCTTTTTCTGTCTCATATGTTTCTGAGTTAAAATATATTTGGTATAAATTATTTTTTACTACACCAACTTTATACTTAACAATAGACTGAATAATATTAAGTGTTATAGGCTGTATTCCACCTAATTTAGCATTTTCCCATTGATTACCTAAATAGAATTTAAAGTTCTTGTCTGATTTACTATATAGATTTTGTCTATAATTATAATCCACACCTCTTTGATACTCATTCCATACATCTGTCATCATTTCTTCATTTTCCATATACTATATATCCTCCTGACTTTCTGATGTTCCATCAAAGTTGTCTAAATTCTTTAACGCCTTATTTAATTCGCTTTCCGCTTCTTTTTGTTCTTTTTCTTCTATAATTGTCTTTATTGGATGTTTTACTTTTTCTGGAATGCTTGGCAATTCTAATGTTTTTCCAATTTTAAAACCAAAATAAAAGCCTGTTATCAAACAGACTACTGGCAATATTGTATATATCAAATTAATCATTGTTCTTTCTCCTTCTAGCGGGTTTCTTTTTTGTTTTATCATTGCTTATTTGTTCTACTTTGTTTTTTCTTTCTTTTAATTTTGCTCTTAATACAGATTTTTTCATTACTTTACCTCCTAAAATACATCTATTGGACTTCCATAATCTTCTTCTATATAGTCGTCATCTTGTCCAAATTCCTTGAATATGTTGTCATCCAATTGTTCATTTTCTGTTTTTATTTTTTTCATAGCTTGTTGTGGTCTTATATAATAAGCTATAGCTAAAGCCATAACCAAATCATCATGATAACCATCTTCCGCTTCTGCTCTTCCATTTTTATTTACTATAAACGTAAGCATTTCTCTTAATGTGTCTATATCAAATATTTTTTCTATTTCATCTTTTACTATTTCCTGTAAATTTCCAAGTATCAATGGTCTAGTAATTGATGTTGTTTTAAATCCAAATGATTTCTCATGTTTACTTGAATATGTATCCTCTTTCTTTCTAACAAAAATATTAGGATAATTTAGTTCTACTAACTTTTGTATTGGATATGTACTGAAGTTACTTTCAGGTCCTAACAGGGCTTTATTATAAAACATTCCCAAACAATACATTTGTTTTACATATTCTATTTCATCATATTGTTGTTTTAATACTGCAACTTGCTCTCCTGTAATATTATTGATTACATGTGCTGTAAAATAATCTGAACCTTCTCCTGCCGTATCTCCTCCGTATTACGTAAGGCACATTATTTTCAGGATATTTATATATCTTTATACTTCCCTTTTCTTCTTCATTGAATTTTCTACCTCTTATTCTTATTCCATCATAGAAACAAGAAAAAGAACCCTGCATAATTGGATTCTTATCTTTTAATTCATTTATTCTATTTATTATATTTTGTTTATTAAAATAACATTTTCCAGTTGAAAGGAATGCCTCTTCTGGGCTTATTGGATATTCTTGTTTGAATTTATCAATATCACCACCACAATTGTTTTTTATACACCATCTTCTCCACTCTAATTGTTCCAAAGAAACATTATACATTTTTTGTAGTTCTATTTCTTCTTGCGTTAATTGAAATCCAGTGTATTCCATTTTGTATTCTTCTAATTCATTCCAACCAACAAACAATGGATAGAAATCATTTTCTCCTGCTACAGCCTTGTCCCATAGTTCTTTAAAGTAATCATAACCATTTGCTGTTGACTCAATTATTATCATAGAATCAGTTGTATTAGGAACTGCTTGTAATAATCCTAGCAGTGTGTCTTCTTTATTTCCTTCCCAGAAAGCTAATTCTGATAAATGTAATGCCGTAAATGTATCTGAACGTCCTATTCCTTTTCCACCTGCTGTCATACATTTTATTTTACTATCTAAACCTGTTCCATGTTCATTGTTAAAAACTAATTCTTTAGCATTAGATTTTTTCTGTTCTGGCTTAATTGAGTCAGGTAAATTTTCTAACATTCTTTTACTCATATTAAATAAGTTCGATGTACTATCTTCTTTATGTGCCACTATACCTGCATTGTAATTATGTTTTGTAACAACATTTTTAAATATAATTGACTCTGTTTCTGTACTAAATCCCATTTGTCTAGCTTTTAATATTATAATTCTAATAGGTTTCTTTTCTTCATGTAATTTCTTTATAACATTATAATATTTCATTTGAGGTTCATTTAATTTTAAAGGAATTATATTGTTATTCTTGTCTCTTATTTTTATGTAGTTTTCAATATACTCTTTTGTATTAATACTCATTGCCTTCAACTCTTTTTATATAATCTTCATAAGAAGTATCTACATTTATATTTTCTTGTTTATCTTTCCATCCAAAGTTGTTTTTTAAATTAAAAATTATTCCAGTTGTTCCACTATCTGTTATCAAATGTTTTTCTAAATAATTCTCTACTCTTAACTTCGCCTTTTTTATTGTGTCGGAAAATTCTTCTTTTTTAGCATATTCACACAATGTGTCTCTACAAATATCAAGAGCTATACATAGTCCTGTTATAGTGTATGGTTCATTTTTTATATCACATTCTTTAAAGTATTTATCTATTTTTTCTTGTAGTTCTTTTTTCCCTGATATCTTATTTGGTCTTCCTCTTGGCATTTGCTTTCACATCCTTTCTTGGCTTATATCTAAAACAATAATTATAATATCTGCATTGTTCACATTTTCTTCTCATACAATTTGCATAGTTAATTTTGTCGCTCATAATATACACACTTTGTACATACTATATCATTGTTTTTGAATACTCTTATTTCACAGTCAAATTTATCTTTGTTTTTACATTTTGAGCAATGCTCTTTCTTATACTTTTCTATTCTTTCTTGATTAGTCATATGTACATCTCCTTCTTTTTATTTATAAAACACTATGTAACGATATAAAGTTGGACTCGAACCAACATACATTGCGATTTTCCCTTCGCCCTCTTTTACCAGTCAAGAGTGTATTTGTTACCGAACAAATAAAAAGTTTCAGGAGTTGAACCATTTTTATATATCGCTACATACTATTTTATAAATATTGTTTAGAACTCGCTAGGAAAATTCTATAAAAGTTTATATAAAAAAATAAAATATTCGAAAGGAGGTTTATTACATTCAACCAAACATAACAAACTATATATTATCAGTTACCTAGCATACTGGTAATAACTAATTAATTACTTGTAAAAAGTTCTCCGCTTCTACTGTCATAATATTTAAAAAAATTTACACACCATGCGTTTACTATTCTTACTTCTTTATTCATGCAATGTATGCAATCTTCATCATATGCTTTTGTATAAAATGCTAGTTTATTATCTAAATTTTCATATCTATTTACTATTACTTCTGTTGTTTCTTGTCCTGGTATTGTTACTTCTACTGCTATATCATTCTTCATTAATTTTGCAGTATCAAATATACTTATTAAATTTTCTCTTTTCATTTTTATTCCTTCTTTCTTGCATAATAAAAAGAATAGACATTTAAAACATCTATTCTTATACACACAAACTATTTATAGCTAATACTTTTGTAATCTTGGGCTTGTCCATTACTGAACGATTACACTTTTCATTAATAATATTTTATCATCTTTTAACCGGACAAAACGGACATTTTTATTTTTTTTCTAAAAATCTTATTAATTTTTTTCTAGCTGTATCTTCATTGTTGTATTTCATTAAAAACATTATTTGTAACCACGTCTTATTGTCATTATATCTATATCTTATTATATCCCTTAATTCTGCGTTTTCTACATAATTTAATTCATACTCTAATTGTAATCTCATCTTATCAAGTCTATATGTTTTATCTTTAATCATCTTTTTATATTTTCTTTTTAATCCTGCATTTTTCGGTATTTCAACACCGTTCTATTACACAATTATGTTTTATGTATGGATAACTTGTACTGCTTCCTTGTACACTATCTTTTATTACTATACATTCTTTATTTTCTATTTTTTGTAATCTTTGTTTTAATCTTTCTAGTTCATTATTTGTATTCTCTATTTTGTCTAAAAAGTCTTTATTCATTAGTGTACCTCCTCATTAAATAAATAATATATTTTATAATGCTGTCTTACTGTGTTGTTTTTCTTTAATGCTCTACTCATTTCTCTTGCTGTTAAATTTAAAAATTTCACTATTTCTTGCAAAGTTCCAACTCTCATACATTGCTCGTTATTCTTTGTATCGTATATTCCATATATGTTCATTTGTGCCTCCTTTTTATATCTTCCCTTATTAATTCATCTTTTAAATTATCTAATATCTTATATGCTTCATTCAATTGTTGCTGATTATATTTTCTCTTGTCTAAACTTATAAAATCTATATTTTCTAATTTGTTCATTGTGTTTACTACTATGTTGTATATGTGATTTATTGTCATTTGTATCACTCCATTCCGTTATAATAATCTCCTACATTTATTTTATGATATGTATCTCTGTCAACGGTTACCCATATTGACTTTATTTTTCCGTCGATTTCTTTTTGAATCTGTATTCTATAACTTTCTGGATGATATTGTGGTATTAGTGATTTTCCACAACTCATCATTGTTGTGTATGCTGAACGATAATCTTTATCAACAACTTGTCCTTCTTTTACTCCATAATCTTTTTCTTCTTTTATCATTATTCCTATTGCTGTAAATAGTATTATAAATAAAATTATAACAATTCCAATTACAAATATTTCTATTATACCTTTTTCAGATTTCACAGTTCTTTACCTTCTTTCTTTTGCTTCATTTTCAAAATATTGTTTTACTTCTTCTTTATTTTCCCAAACAATACCTTCTTCAAATATCTTTTCTCCCATTAAATCTATTATCTTGTCTTTCTTTTCTAATAGCTTTAAGACTGTTTCTATTGCTACTGAATTTCTTGTTTTTAAATATTTTTTATCTATATTTTCTTTCATTGTTTTTAATGTTTCTCTTGCTTCTTCTTCATTCATTGTTTAGTCCTCCCTTATAAGCACATTGTATATTTGCTGTACCGCCGAATATATAACCACAATCTAAACATTGCCAATTCTCTGGCATATTGCAAGAATCCTCTTTTTTCTTTGTACATTTTTTAGTTGGATTGTTATTTTTGTCTAGTAAATAATATCTTATAGTACAAAATTCTTTAAAATATGTTAATTTTTCGCTTCCGCAATTCGGACATATTACTTTAATCATTTCTATTCCCTCTTTTCATTTTCTTATTTAAAAATTTTCTTTGATATTCTATTATGTTTTTTTGCCTTTGTTTTTCTTTTTCTCTATTTTCTATAAATCCATTATCATTTCCATTCATTTTATTTTCTCCCTTCTAGTAGTTCTTGTAAATTATCAATAACCCATGCTAATGTTTGCATTGTCCCTATTTTTTCTTTGTTTTCGTAATATTTTGATAAATCTTTATTAGCATCATTTATATATTCATCAACTTGTTTATCTAATTTATTATATTCTTTTTGTACTTCTTCTATCTTGTCTTTTACTTTTTGAACTGGAATGTAATTTAATTTAATTATCTGTGGAGTACAAATATGTGTTTTATCATATTCTACTTGTTTTTTTGCTAATTCATTCTCTTTTTGTAACCTTTTGATAAGTTCTTCATATTTTTCCATTTGTTTTCGGACTCTATAATATTGTTGATTTTCTACAACTTGTGCCACAGCTGTCATTTTATGTTTTTTCCCCTCTTCATAACCACTCATATAATTTAATATTTCATTTTGAGCTAATGCTATCATTTCATTATTGTTTTTTCTGTCTTCTTTTAATTCTTCATTCTCTTTTAATACTCTTTTATAATCTGTTAAAATATGCTCTATTTTGTTTGCTAATTCCTTATTCCAATTCCAGTCTGTATCGTGACTAAAATTTTCTCTTTTACTTGTAAAACTTATATATTTTTCTATGTCTTTTATATCTTCTTTTATACTATTTTCCATTTATTTCTCCTCAAATATTCTATACTTTTATCTATCATTGCTAATTCGCACTTTTTTTCTTTGCTTGGTTCAAATAAATTTACACCTTTAGTTTTTACCTTTTGGAGCTCTAACAATTTAATTGTATATTCTCTACACAAATCTAATATTTCTATATCTTCTTCTATACTATTTTTCATTCTTCCTCCATTTCTAATGTGTTTAGTAACATTTGTTTTAAATCATTTAAAACTGGTTTAATATTTTTATGTAACTCATCATTATAATACTTAAATTCTTCACTTTCTATCATATTTGAAAAGCTTGTACCAATATTTAAGATTGGCTCTTTCTCATCATTTATTGTAATATAACATTCTATTTTTAATATATTAACTCTATCTTCTCTACTATTTTCTTTCACTTAAAACACCTCCTACATCATTCGTTCTCTTAGATACTCAAAATATTTTCTTATTGGTTTAAACCATGTTAAATAAACAAATTGTTGTTCATAAAAAATATCGTTTAATTTATCAAATATAGAATAAATTATCTCTATTATAATTTTTAAAATATAATATGGAACATTTAAAATCAATTCTATAATACATAATAACTTCCAAAACACATAATTAAGTAGTCCTATTTTATTTATTTTTTCTTTCACTATGTATCACTCCTCTCTTAATTTATTGGAAATAAAACTATACATTTTTGTGCTATGTCTTTGTTATTTTCATATATTTCTCCTTCAAGTTCATTTTCATCATTTATATATTCTTGATTTAAAAATTCTCCACTCCAAGTATTATTTGGAATGTAATAACCTTTGCCAAATCCTAATGTTCCTTCAAGTGGACTATAATAATTTCCTTCCTCATCGGCACTTAGTATAACTTCTGCATCCTCATCTTCTAATTTCAATTTTTCTATCAATTCTTTAACTTTCATATCTTATTTACTCCTTTACTACTAATTTTGCTTTGTCTAACCTATACATTATTTCACTTAATTTTTGGTATGGTTTTTTTGATGTAAAAATAGCTTTTATTCTACTTGTTATTACTGGTAATTCTGGTCTTATTATTTTTTTATCATGAATACATACATAAACACATTTATTTTTTGCTACAAAATACTTATATGTATTACCATCTAACTCAAATCCAAACTTTTCAAGTTCTTTTAAATCTACATCATCTCTTATTTTTAGCATATCTATTCTCCTCCTATTCTTTAAAAATTGGAAATGAATTTATTAGTACCTGTGATATTGAATCACTTTTATTTTTTATCCAATTTTCTAATTCTTTTTCACATTTTGTGCATAAATCAAATGATTTTTTAAATATGGCGTTCTTTTCTCTTCTTGCATATGTATATAAGCCCGTAAATCCCTTTCGATATGAATATCTTATTTCAGCTCCACATTTATCACAAAAGTATTTTGGATACCTTGTTGTTCCTCTATTCATATTCTCCTCCTACTTTATAGCAATTAGCCATATAAATTTCTTTTGTTAGTATTGTTTGTATTTCGTCATTCTCACAAGTATCGTCTGGTATCAAATGTGTTTCATCAACAAATATTAGTTTTGGATAATCTGGAAATCCTTCAAACATAGCAATATGTTTTACTTCTCTTCCATTTACATAGTCTCCAACTTCTATTAAGTCTATTAGTTGTTTGCTATGTTTTACTATTTTTTCTCCTTTATGAAAATAATAAAAATCATTGTTTAACATGTCTTCATTTATTAGTAAAACTTTATTTTCGTATCTCTTACCTTCTAAACTTTCTAGCCAAGCAAATTTAATCATTTTTCCAAAATTAGTTCTTCCGTATTCTCCTACTTCTATCTCTGCCATTTCTATATCCATCTTACTGTTGTTTCTCCTTTCCAACCTTTTTCCCATATATACCAGCAATAGCATAATGCAGTTGCTTTATATCTATCAAATTCACCATTCATTGCACATAACTGTCTACTACTATTGACATATACATACTTTGGAGGACACTCTTCAAATAATTTTTTTCTTGCCTGTCCTTCTAAAAATTGTATTTTTAAAAACATTACTGTGTAATACCCCGTTGCTTGTATTTCTAATGCTTTTTCTACAAATTCTTTTGCATATTTATATGGTGGATTAGTTAATATATCTGTTTCTAATTCATTATTAAAATAACTTAAAAAATCTATTTGTTTTTCCCCATAACCTCTGTCTACTTTATCTGTTGAATATACATCATAATTATGTTTTTTTAATACTTCACTTAAATGTCCTTGACCACATGCACATTCCCATATTTCTTTATGTAATTCTATATTGTCTTGTTTTAATTTTTCTAAAAATATTTCTAATGCATTTGGATCTGTTGCATAAAAGTCATCTTTTTCTCTATCTTTATCACTATGATTGCTTGCTCCTAATGTTATAAATGTTGTTTTATTGTTTCCTGTCCAATCTTTCATCTCTTATGTTCCTTTCATTTAATTTCTTCTATTTCTAGAATAACTTTACTTGATTTTCCATATTCAAAATCATCTCTAAAACCTTTTACGAAGTTTCTATTATCATCTTTTAACTTTCCTGCTTTTACCATACTGTCTAATATGAACTTTTTGGCAAAGCATACATTGTCTAAATCACACCTTTTGTTTTCTTCAACCCAGATGAAATGGATCTTAATTGGATTTTTATATTCAGGTAATAAATTTATATACCAGCCAATATCTTTTTCAACATTCTTCTTCATATTGGCTCCTGCATATCTATTTTTTCTACATTCGTTTATGTATTGATTCAATGATGGTAGCCTAAATGGTATTTCTATTTTGTTCACTTTTCTTTAGCTCCTTTTCTATGTAATTTTCACATCTCCAAACTCCGTTTAAAGTTTTCTGATTCAAGCCTGTTACAGCCTCTACATTTTACACATTTACCGTTCTAGCGGTGGATAATTATATTTCATAATTTACTCCTAAACATCAAACCAGCCAAAAATTGTTGGTGTACTTTGCCCTGCAACTGCTATTGCCCATTCGTTATTCCATTCCAAATCAATAATATATTTGCAAATATGTGCTAGTTTTTTCTTATTTCTTGTTTTAAATGCTATAAATAATATTTTGTTTTTTCTTTTATATTTTTTTATATATTTTTCTATTTCTTTAAGTGTTGTATCTACATTTATAGATTGTTCCATATCTCCTAAAAATTCCTCAATTTCATCATATTGCTTTTGGTTTAAATTGTGAATTTGTTTGTTCAAGTGCTGAAAATATTCAAAATATTTGTCCATAACTACCTCCTAGCTAATCCTCTGGCATTTCATAAATTGGTGTATAATCCCCAAGTGTATAGCCGAAAATTTCAGAGTCCTCTCTTTTACAAAGTTCTATTGCTTCATATCTCGAAATAAAATCTTTCAATACTTCTTTTGCTCTTTCTTCTGTTTTGTATTCTCCTAATACACTCCAATTATCTTTTTCAAAATATGCATATATTCCGTATCCACTTAACTTCGTATCATCTATTCCTACATTTGCTATTAAAGCTGATACAAACTTTTCCAAGGATTCCTTTTGTGCTTCATAATCAACTATTTTTATTTCTGATACCCTAGAAAAATTTACAATATCTTTATTTTGTTCTACTATTATCATAACTGCCTCCTAATCTATTCTTGGAATATGATTCATATTTTCTGCTACCATATCCGCTAAATAATATCTTTTAAAACTAACAGGTTCTTTAAATCTGTTTTTGCTGCTTTCCCATTTTGTTTCAAATTCGTAACCTAAATCTTTCAATTCTTTTATCCTTGTTGCCAATTGTGTTATTCCTAAATCGTTATAAGCATCTCTACTTGTTATACTTCTAAATTCTCTGATATAATCTATTATTCTTTGTCTTTGATTTATCTTCATTTGTTTATCACTTCCTTTTAATCTACAAATTCTCCCCATTCTAAGTTTTTATATAAATTTCTTTTTGGGTCTTCTGAATAATATCTATATGTATTTTCACTTATTTTTACTTTTATATCTGCTATTTTCGGTGTAAATTTATTTGTTTTAATTATTTGGTCTATTGCTTTTTCAAATTCTTCTGCAGGTATATTTTGAAATTCTTGAAACCACATAATCGTTTCATCTTTATCAAATTTTTTATTATAAGCTACTTCTATTTTTTTAATTTGCTTTGAAAAATCACTTACATTCATTTAGCCACTCCTCCAGTTCTTTTTCTCTTTCGTTTGTTCCTAGTTCTGATTTTCTTCTAAACTGTTCATCTTCTTGCTCTGCCTGAAGTACTGTTTTTATTCCCTTTTTAGACCAATTGTTTAAAATGCCTTTTATATATTGTATTGTTCTCTTATTAGCCTCTACAGACTTCTTCATTGCTAAAATTATTAAATCTGCCGACATTTCTTTAGCATAATCAGATAATATTTCAATACCGTAAGATGTTATCATTCCAATGTTTTCGTTGTAAAAATCTATAATTTTTTGTAAACCGTCAACACAACTGTCGCTTACATCTTCATTATCATTATCATTACCATTTACATTAACATTTTCATTATCATTTACATTAGGTTTTGTTTTGCTTTTTGTGTTTTGAAAACCTATGGTTTTTTCTTTTTCAAAACCACTGGTTTCTTTTTTTGGTCTACCACCGCTTTTTTCCGTTTTCATATCTTTTTGTATTTGCTAAAATCTGTGGTTTTATTAATATAAATATTGTCTTTGCTACTCCTGTTAGTTTTGTTTCATTTCCATTTAATGCTAAATCACATATTGCATCATATACTTTTAATCTATCTTTTTCTTTTAAGTTTTGTAATGCGTCATAAAAGCTTTTATAGAATACAAAACTTTCTTTTTCTCCTGCCATTGTTTTCTCCTTTCGTAAAATAGGGATAAAACTTATGCAGTCTTACCCCTAGTTGTTAATCATTATCTATTTCTTTATTTGCTCTTGCTTTTTCCATTTTCATCTTGTCATTTTCTTTTTTCATCTTATCATCATATAATTTGTTAAAAATTCTCTTATACATTTCTCTATCAATTAGTTTTAACCATGTTTCAAAATCATCACAGAATTTCCAATTATCTTTAATTTCTAATGAAGTACCATCAATTTTAAAATAATCTAATAAAAACTCCTCTAATTTATTTTTAAACCATTTTTCGTTTTCGTTCGGTACACCTTTACTTATTAACTCCTTATATTCTTCTGTTGATATAATAATTTCATTTTTATTTGCCATTTTCTTTTCCTCCTAATATTTTTTTATAAATAACTCTTGCCTATAATGCTTATAAATTCTTCTCTTGTATGCGTTTCTTCATATTCTAATTGTATAAATCTTTGTAAAAATTTTAATATTTCATCATCTTGATGACACTTTCTACATAACGGAACTACAAATCCATTTTCAATACTTCTTTTTCTGTTACTTCCGCCATATGTTTCATGTAAATCATCTTTTGGTATATCTTTAAGTCCTCTTTCTGTGCATATATAACAATGTTTTAAGTCATCTGTTATGATACTGTATCTGCTATTTTCTAGCTTTGCTTGTTTATTAGTTTTATTTTTTATAGCTTTAATTTCTTTGTATTTCAATTTTGAGCAACTTTTACATTTATCTAATGTAATTTCTTCTTTATTTAATCTGCAAAACCAATATGGAGAATATTTTCTACTTCTTTTTGTTAAATATATACAGTTCATTTTTTATCCCAACTTTCTAATAATGAATTTATTTCTGCATCTGATTTTGTTTCTATATCTAACTGCTTACATTCTTGTACTATTAATTCAATTAATTTGGTCATTTCAGCTGTGTTATAAACACTAGACCCATAATATGTAATTACATTTGTAAAACCGTTCTAATTTGCTTTTCATTGTTTCTGTTACCCAGCCTAGTCCGTGGTTACTCCAAGCTTGTCTAAATCTTTCTACTGTTTCATTTTTGACTGGTATAATTTCAAAACTACCTATATTTTTTATTAAATCTCTGTATATATCTTCTTTTGGTATATGTAATTTATCTTGTAATTTTCCTAATAGCACCCACGCATATGCGTTACTGTCTAAACTTCTTTTTTGTTTATATTCTTTTAATTCAAACTGTTTATCTTTTGCTTGTTCTAGTAAATAAGTTATTATTTTATTACTTGTTCCTATCATATAACCACCTACTCAATAACTTTTGTTAAATCAGTTCCTAGTTCTAAATAACTATCAATTATTTGTCCTTTTAATAGTTCATCATCTCCTGCTTGTTTTAATGCTTCTTGTCCATACATATAATGACTAGACTTATACACAACTTCTTGATTTTCTGGAACTACTATTTTAATTTTAGAATTTTGATTATATAGTTCGTGCCATCTATGAGTTTTATTGTTTATTTTGCTTAATTCATACTCTAATCTTTTTAATTGTTGTAAATTTAATTCTTCCAGACTGCACCATATTTCTTGATTTATTTTTAAAGACAAGTCACTCACTACAATTCCTTGTTTTCTACATAGTTCATTTATTGCTGTTTTAACTATTTTCACTGCTTCGTCATAACTTATAAATATATTGTTATATATTTCTTCTTTTCTGTTTCTTTGTTTGAATTGTTCTACTTTATTCATATCTTGTCCACTAGCAATTCCGTTATCAATTCCAAATCCACAAAATCCTAATGCTCTTCCTATTGCTGATGTCTCACAATTTTCCAGCATTGATATTGAATTAACTAGTCCTTTTTTTATTTCACTTGCATATCCTGTTGCTAATTCTTTTTCATTTTCGTCATATATTGTCGCTTTTACTGTTACATCATTTTCTGTTTTATCTATTATTTCTGTTATTATTCTTCCGTTTGGATTTAACTTTCTAAATGCTAATATTCTTTCGCTTACTTCTGCATATTTCTTACCTTTAATGTCAGTCTTTTTTATTTCTGTATTTACTTTTTCAATGTCCTTATATTCCATTTTCTGATTCACACTCCTCATTAATTAATTCAAATACACTTGGTTCTTCTGCTTCTTTGATTTCTTCTTCTACCCAATTTCCACTGAAAAACCAATCCACTGTACTTTCTATATTTTCTAATTGTTCTACTGTCATTTCTCCATTTTCGCCTTTAGGAGTAATTGTTACTCCTAATCTATTAAGCACATATTCTTCTGCTTCATCTTTATAAACTACTTCGTCAGTAGTTATGTTTCTATAACATTTCATTTTCATTCTCCCTCTTGCATCTCTACTAAAATTGTGTTAATATAATAGTAGAGTAGCTTTTATATGTATTTATACTCGAACTAATTTTGTGATTGGTAGTCTGAAATTAGTTCTTTTATTTTTTCTACTTTGTCATGTGCAAAATGTTCTGATTCTACTATGTCTGTTACTTTGTTTTTAAATTCTTCTAATTCGATCATTGTTGTTCTATACTCTGATGCATTATCTAAAAGTATTTCGGCTTGTTCTTCATATTCATTTTTTGTTTCTTTTAATTGTTTCTCAAAGTTATTCGCTCTTTTAAAATGTGTTGTTGCTCTTTCTTCTGCAATGTCTCTTTCTTTTGTTAGTCTTCTTATGCAAAAGATTTCTGTTATGACATCTAAAGCTAAAATTATTAAAATTAATTCTTTCATTCTCTTTCATCCCCTTTCTTGTAAAATTTTGTAAATTATTGTATAATACCCTCGAAAGTGAGGTGTATTTTTATGTCTAGTTATAATTGTCCATTTTGTGGAATAACATTGCCTGTTACAGATGATACTCATCAAGTTAATTATCCTTCTTTTTCTAATGGAACCGGTCATGGTTACAGCATAAATGGTGCCTATACCACTAATGATTGTATCTCTATTGATATGTATAAATGTCCTGAATGTAAAAATATTAGTGTTATTGCATCAAGTTTAGGTAAAGGATTTAAAAAACCATTTCGTGTATTAGTAAACCCAACATCTTCTGCTAAACAATATCCTGATTATATTCCAAAGGCAATTCGTGATGATTACGAAGAAGCCTATTCAATAGTAAATTTGAGTCCAAAAGCTTCTGCAACTCTTTCTCGTAGATGTCTGCAAGGTATGATTAGAGATTTTTGGAATATTAAAAAATCTAAACTTGCTGATGCTATTAATGAATTACAGAATAAAGTTACTTCTTCTCAATGGAAAGCAATCGATTCTGTACGAAAAATAGGTAACATTGGTGCCCACATGGAAAGTGATATAAATACCATTGTTGAAGTTGACTCTGGCGAAGCAGAAAAATTGTTAAAGCTTATTGAATTACTAATTGATAAATGGTATATTACTCGTCATGATGAAGAACAATTATTTTTAGAAATTTCTAATATTGCTGATAACAAAATGTCTCAAAAGAAATCTTCTAATCAATAACATCATCTAATGTGTCACAACTTGCTAATAGCTTTCCTTTAAAATCCCAGTATTGATAAACATATCTTGCTGGGTCTTTTGGTGTTCCTCTCCCAATTAAAGATTTTGTTTGTATAACTTTTATTACTTTTGCATTGTCTGTCCCTCTTGGTCTTGTTGTTTCCATTTGTTTTCCTCCTAATAAATAGTATTTTGACAAAAAGCCCACACCATAAATGCTGATAATAATAAATTAAATGCTATGTATGTTACCACTTGTCCTATTCTCATGTAAACTTTGTTCTTATCTATTCTGAAATTCTTCCAACTTCTTTTCATTTGTTTTCACCTTCTTTCTAACTAAATTTTCTAATCTGATAAATATTAGATTTTCTTTTATTTAGCATTCCTTTTTCTTCAAGTGCTCTTTCTCTTTTTTGTTGATAATAATTGTCATAATCTTCTGCAAATACATATATTTTTTTCCCTCTATTTTCATGTGGTAATTCATTTGCTATTTCATAGGCCTTATCTTTTCCGCATCCTTCTAGTTGTTTAATTTGTTGTACTGTATAATATCTTGATTTTATTTCTTCCATCTTCTCACCTTCTTTCTTTTTAGTATCGGGTTGTGGTTATTTATTTTGTTTACTGTTGTCAACATTCTTTATAAAAAAAATATCATCAAAGTTACAATTTAATGCTTTACATATATTAACTGCCAATTCTGGGCTTGGGTTTCTTTCTCCTTTTGTTAATAATGATATAGAAGTAGGATTTGAATTGGCTCTCCTTGCTAATTCTCTATATGTAAAGCCTGCTGTTACTATCTTTTCTATAAAATTATCTATGTCCTTTATATATACTGTTCTATTTGCCATTTATTTTTACACCACCTTTCTTGGTTGACTGTTGTAAACATTATATCATTAAGTTTTCAATTGTCAATACTTTTTTTAAATTTTCCAAAAAAATATTTACAATTGTAAATTTATATAGTATAATTACCTTTGTAAGGAGGTTGCCAACATGGAGTTTTCGAAACTTGAACTTGCTAGATATTTGAAAAGTATTAGAGAAAATTTAGGATATAGTATATATGATGTTAATAAATTATGCCAAATATCCCCTAGTTATTTATCTTTAATGGAAAATGGTAAACGAAGACCTAGTCCAATTATTTTAAAAAAATTATCTTCAATATATAATATAGATTATAATGATTTACTAACAAAAGCTGGTTTTTCTGAATTAGTTGAAGAAAAAGAAAAATCACAAAATAATGATTTTCGTTATGCAAATCATAATGGTATTAACACAGATGGACTTGATGAGAATGATATTGAAGAAATAAATAAATTTGTCGAATTTATAAAAAATAAAAAGAAAAATGAAAAGAAATAAGAGGTTTTATTATGAATGCTTTAGATATGTATAAAATCGCTGAAAATGAAAAAATAGACATTTTAAATTATAATTGGACAAATACTAAAGCTAGAATATTTGAAATTGAAAATAACTATTATATTGCTTTAGACAATAAGCAAATAAATAATAGTATTGAAGAGAAAGAAATTTTAGCCGAAGAATTAGGTCATTATTATTGTAATGCTTTATATTATCTTGATTCTGATAATGTACAAAAGAAAAAATGTGAATATAGAGCAATGAAGTGGGCATATTCTGTTTTAGTTCCACTTCAAAAATTAAAAGAAAAACTCACACAAGGTTTTAATTTGTATGAGTTAGCAGACTACTTCAATGTAGACTGTAAATATATGATTGAATGTATTAACTTCTATGTCGAAAAATACGGTGTATTAGTTTAATATAAATAAAAAGGAATAGATGTAATCAAATCACCACAACCCGATACATTTATTCCCTCGATATAAAGTCCTTGAAACAAGGTTTCTTTATGCTATTTATTATAACATAATATAAAACCTTTTTTCAAGAGATTTTAATAATTTAAAGTTAAAATTTAAAATTAAAGAAAGAAGGTTTTTTATTATGCCAAAACTTAAAGATTTAAGAGGTAAAATTTTTGGAGAATTAATTGTTTTAAACGAAAATCCAATAAGAATTAATAACGCCACATATTGGAAATGTAAATGTAATTGTGGTACAGAAAAAAATATTTTTGCTGGAAATCTAGTATCTAACAAGACTACTTCTTGTGGTTGTAAAAAACAAAAAACTCAATTTCCAAGACTAAGAAGGATTTTAGATAATATGAAACAACGTTGTTACAATCCTAATCATACACGTTATAAAGATTACGGCAGTAGAGGTATTACAATTTGTGATGATTGGTTAAATGATAGCAGAAAATTTTACGAATGGGCTGTTATTAATGGCTATAATGATAATTTAACAATAGACAGAATTAATGTAAATGGTAACTATGAACCAAAAAATTGTCGTTGGGTAACAATGAAAGTTCAGCAAAATAACAGAAATAACAATAGAAAAATAACTGTAAACGGAAAAACAAAAACAGCTTCACAATGGGCTGAAGAATATAGTTTAACTCGTGATGGTTTTTTATATAGATATAAACACAATTTATTAAATTAAAGAAAATTGGAGGTATTTTATTATGAAAGTAAGTATTAGAACAAACAAATTGAAAAAAGGAAAAAGTTACACAGTTTTTATTGATTATGGTATTGTTAACGGTAGTCGAAAAAGAGAACCACTTGAAACATTTATCAAAAAGCCAGATGCAGAAAACTACAAAGCAAAAGTACAAACAGAAATAAATAATAATACATTTATTAACATACCTGACATAACTTTTTCAGAAGCGATAGACGAATGGATGGAAAATTATGTATCAAATAATTGTGAACCCAATACCGCTTCTGGGTATAAATTGATTAACGAAAAATACTTAAAGCCTTGCTTAGGTCATATTCCTTTTAAAATTATTAGTGGTACAAAAGGTATTGACATTATTAATGATTACTATAAATATTTGCGATTTGATTTGTCTAATGAATTTGAAACAACAAAAACAGGAAAGAAAAAACAAAAAAAGAATTTATCTTATTCATCAATAGAACATCATAAGGCACAAATATCAGGTATATTTACATATTTTATGAATAATAAAAAGATTTCACGTAATATTTGTCTAAGTACGGTTATTCCAAAAACGGAAGAAGAAAAAATGCGAGATACTGTTGTTGATAATATTGAAGATTTCGAAGATGAAGACTTATATGAAGATGAGGAATTTATTACCCCCGAACAAGCAATTCAAGTTTTAAATTTATTTATGAATACTTGTATGATGGTTCCAGTCTGTTTAGCAACTTTTATGTCTTTAAGAAGAAGCGAAATTGCAGGGCTATTAAAAAACAAAATAGATAAAGAACATATGAAACTCACTATAAATGCTTCTCGTGTAAGATGTGGCAAACAAACTATATATAAAAAAAGAAACAAAAACAAAACCTCAACTAGAAATTTATATATTCCTAAAATAATGCTAAATGTATTAGAAGCAGATGAAAAAAGACAACAAAAAAATAGAGAAATATTCGGTGAAAAATATATCGAATCAAAATTTCTTTGTGTCATGGATGATGGAAAACCTATTCGAGTTGACTATATTACAGTGAAATTTAAACAAGTATTTGATAAATTCATAGC